AGCCCGCGCCGGGGTCACCGCCCGGGGGCCCTCGCCCTCGATCATCGGAAGGCGCGGGCCAAAAGAAAAGGGGCCCCGAGTTTCCCCGGGGCCCCTTTTCTACGCCCGCCGAAGCGGACGAGCGCGATCACTCGCCGTGGACGACGACGACGCTGCGCTTGAACGCCGCGGGAGAGCCCGGCCCGAGGAGGTCCGTCGGCATGGCCCAATCACCACTGAAAGACCAGGCCGAGCTCGTGAGCTGCTGGAGGCGATCCTGGGGCGCGCGGAGGATGAGGCGGATCCGCTCCGTCATCACCTGAACGCCGCCGTTCGTGACGGCGAACTCGCCGATCTTGCCCATGACGCCCGCCTCGCTGATGTAGCGAGACTCGTCGAGGTACTTCTCCTCGATCCAGCCCTGGCCCGTGAAAATCGGACGGTGGAGCGGCACGCTCGAGCCGTTCGTCACCTCGAAGCCGTGCGTGTTGCCGGTCGTCGGGTCGGTGTCGCAGGTCAGGGCCGAGGGCACCTCGTTGTTCCGGTAGAACACGACGCCCGCGAAGATCGCGAGCGCGAACCGGCGATAATGGACGTAGTCCGGCATCGACTGGTTCAGGCGCTGGAACTCGTTGTCCTGGAACACCTGCGACTCCGACGTCGGGTCGAGGTGGCAGTGATACAGGCCGTCCTCGTGGGCCGGCACGTTGTTGAAGCGGAGCTGCGCGATCGCGGCGCGGATGTCGCGCACCGCGAAGTTCGAGGACGACGAGACGTCGTCGACGCTCTGGCCGCCGCCCGAGTAGAGGACCTGGCTGCGCGTCGCCGAGAGGACCGCCTGGCGCGCGGCCAGGTTCGAGGCGAGCGCCGGCGAAATCGTCAGCGTGCCGCCGTGGATCTCGTCACCCGCCGTGTCCGGGGTGAAGCCCGTCACGACGCCCACGTACGAGATCGCCGGGATCGAGATGCTGATCGGGTTCGTCGACGAGACGAGCTGGGGGCGCCCCGCGAAGAGCGCCCGCGTGAAGCCCACCAGGTTCGCGACGTGGATCGTCGTCGCCGCCGAAGACGCCGAAACGTCGTTGACCGTGTTGCCGGCGACGTACGCGTTGTACCCCTTGTCGCGGACCACGCGGTTCAAGCTCTGGCCGGCGTGGAGGCCGAGCTGATGCATGTTCCGCAGGTACTGCGACGCGAGCGTCACGTAGCTGGTCGGCATCGACGTGTCGATGGCGTCCGCCCACTGCTGGGCCGTCGCTTCCCACTGCTCGATCTGGTACGTCTTCGGCGTCGGGTCCGCGCCCGCCGAGATCGGCCGAGTCGTCGGCTTGATCAGGCCCGTGCGCGTGAACGTCGTGTTCGTGCCGAGGTTCGTCGCCCAAAGCTCGGCCTGGGCTTCCATGCGGAAGAGCAGGCGCGGGAACAGCGAGTCGCGGAAGACGCGCTGTAGCGTTCGATCCTGGATCGAGGCCGCGACCGTGGGGTTGAACTGGACGGGAAGCGAGCCATCGGGGAAGTAACCGGCCATCTGTGGACTCCTTGGTTGGAAAAACTATCTCAGTGGCCGCGACAACCCGTCAAGGGCGCCTAGACCGATTGCGGAGGTCGGAACCCGTATCGAGAAGCCGTGCGATCGTCGAAGTCGCGCTTCTCGAGCGCGTCGACGTCCGCCTGACCAGGAGGCTTGCCCGCGGCGCGCGTCGGCGGCGTCTCTTCGCCGGGCTTGCGCGAGAGGGGCGGCGCCGTCGTCGCGCGGAGGGGGACCTCGCGCGCGGGAGCGCCGTCGGCGAAGAGGTAGGGCTTCGAGGCCTTCAACGTGGGCCAAAAGGCCTCGGGAGCGGGCAGATCCTCGCCTTCGGCCGTCGCGCGCAGGGCCGAACGGTAGAGCCCCATCGCGTAGTCGGCGTCGTCCGCCTTGATACCCGCGGCGACGGCCGAATAGCGCAGCTCGATCTCCGTGCGACGATCGCGCTCGCGCGTCTTGACCTTCTTCAGCTTCGCGCGCTGAGCCTCGAGCCGACGCTCGAGATCCTTCGCTTCGCGGCGGAGCTTCTCCTTCTCCGGGTCGGGACCGCGCGCGGGAGCGGCGGCGCCGGCGGGAGCGCCGGCGGGAGCGGCGGCGGCGGACGCGGGAGCGCCGTCTCCGCCTTCCTTCCGCGACTTGAGCAGCGCCTGGGCCTCCTCGAGCGTCATCCCGAGAGCCTTCTTCAGCTTGGCGGCGGCGTCGCGGTCGACGCGATCGCGGAACGCCGAACTCGGCATCCGAATTTCCGTGCCGGACTTCGCCGGCGGCGCGGCCTTCGCGCCCTTCGCCGGCGCAGCGGCGCGCGCGGGGGGCGCGGCGGCCGCGGCGACGGCGGCGGCAGCTTCGCGCGCGGTCTTCGCCTCGGGGGCCTCCCCGGCGGGAGCCTCGCCAGCGGCGGGAGGAATGGTGCCTGGAATTGTCCCTTGATCGCCCATCGGTATCGCGTCCCTTCTACTCGCCGGTTAACCGCCCGGTGGTGGCGTTCGAAGGGGCTCGGAGGTTCGCGCGATCGCTCGGGGCCGCCCCTTCGAAGGGCCCCGAGCCGCGCGAGAGGACTAGAGCGTGTCGGACTCGCCGATCGTGCGCTGGAACAGCGAAGCCGTGACGTCCGTCGCCTGGGCGTACGTCGCCGAAACCGCCGTCACCGCGTCGGCCGCGGCGAAGAGGAGCTTCTTGCCGCCGTCCCAAACCACCTGACCCGTCGCCGGGGTGATGGCCTTCGGGCCCGTGATCGGACCCTTCAGAAGCTGCTTCACACCCGTGGTCGTGCCGGCGGTCGCCTTCACCTGGAAGAGCGTCGAGGGCTGGTTCGCCAGCGTGGCGATGTTCGAGGCCGGCGAGACGCCCGTCTCCGTCGGCGTCATGGCCGTGACGAGGGCGTTCAGGAGGTCGCCCATGCCGACCGACTTCGAGGCATCGGGAAAGCGCCCCGGGAGGCTGGTGTTCAAGTCGTCGCGAAGGCTCATCGAGTTCTCCTTGTTCGTCGTCCGTTGGGTTCGCGCCCATCTTGGGCGGCGCGCGCGGCGCGCGTCAAGAGCGGCTCACGTCAGGTCGCCCGCGAGTACGTACTGAAAGTCGACCGAAGAGCCGGCCTGGGCGAGCTGGATCAGGGTCGCTTCGTCCCCGGGGTTCGGGGCGTGCCAGACGAACTCGTCCGAGACCGGGATCTTCGCGAGGCCGAGCGCCGTCGTGATCCAAACCTGAAGCGACGCGCCCGAGAGAAGGCGAATCGCCAGGAAGCGGGCCTTCGTGATGCCCTCGAGCGGGAGCGTGTCGGGCGAGCCGACCGTCCCCGTCGTCGTCCGCTCCATTCCCTTCGCCGAACCGTAAGTGACCTCGAGGTTCAGCGAGAGAAATTGGGAGAGGCTCGACGGCACGAAGAGCGCCGACGAGGCGGGATCGACCGTAGCCGCTCCCGTGACCGTGACGACGTTCGACTGGGCCACGAAGACCTAGCGCGCGCCGGCGGGGCCGTCGTGAAGGTTCGTCGCGACGTTCTCCGTCTCGCGGACGGGATTCAACTTATCGCCGTAGAGCTCGTCCTGGCTCAGGGCGGGGTGGTCCTTGCCGGCCGCGATCTCGCGATCGTGCTCCTCGTTCGGGTCTTGCGGTTCCGTTCCCATCGTCGTTCGCTCCTTCTCCTCGGGCGGTCAGCCCGAGTGCGTGATCTTGAAAGGGACCTCGGAGGGCGGGGACTTGTTCCCGGCCTCCTTCAGCTCGAAGGCCTCGTGGTCCTTGCCCTTCGCCTTTTCGGCGTCGTACTTCTCGTTCGGATCTTCTCCGCCCGGCTTCAGCTCGTCGCTCATGTCAGTACCCCTTCAGGTTCCGGGCGGGAACGGGGCCCGCCGGCGGGTTGACCGGGTTCGCCCGGTAATCGGCCTCGCGCGCTTCGCCGCCGGGCTCCTCGGCCGCTTCCGTCGGCTCCGCCTCGAACTTCGAGCGGTCGTTGGCCTCTTCGGCGATCTGTCTCGGGCTCGGCATCTCGTCCTCCTACCGTTGGCCCTTCGCGGGGCGGAACGGGTTGCTATCGCGAACCGGATCTTCGGGCGACTCGTCCGAGAGCCCGCCCGACTGCTGGCGGTCGTGTTCGACGACGCCCGATCGGCGGCCGAGACCCGGAAAGGCCTCGTCCACCCAGGGAACCGGCGAGGCCGTCCCCCGCGGCTCCTCTTCGTCGATCGTCGGCATGGCGCGCGTTACTCCGCGTCCTCGTCGTCGTCTTCGTCGTCCTCGTCGTCGCCGTCGGCCGCGCCTTCCTCGGCGTCGTCATCGTCGTCCTCGTCGTCGGCCTTCAGGTCCTCGCGGGCCTGGAGCGTCTCGCGGATCTTCTTCGCGAGCTCGTCGGCCTCTTCCTCGATCTCGTCCCAGGCGTCGGAGAACGTGTCGTCCTCGTCGTTCGCGAGGGTCTTGCCCTTCATCTCGGCGAGCTCCTTCTCGAGCCCGTCCGCCATGCGCCCGAGGACGTCGCTCGGATCCCCGCCCGGCTCCGCGGCGCCTTCGGCGTCCGCGTCGGCGTCGGTATCGGCGTCCGCGTCGGGAGCGTCAGCGGCGTCGCCGCCACCACCTCCCGCGCCGCCGCCCTTTGCCCAGCTCTGGAGATCGTCCTTCGAAAAGTCGCCGGTGCCCTTCGCCATGCCGACGAGGATGGGGGAGGGGCCGCCTACGCGTCAAGGGTCCTTCCTCCTCCGCCCCGGCCGCGGAGGATGGCGCCCCTCTCCGATCAGATGCGTCGGCACTCGCCACCCGTTGTTGCGGGACCAAAACCAGTGCGAGCTACACAACCCCCTCCGTCGCGAAGGACGCGCGCACCCCGCGACCGAGCAAGGCGCCGTTCCGACCTTCGGCGTACCCGCCCCCGGAGGCGCAAAGCTCCCGTCCGAAAGTCGCCCGCGCGTCCGCGAATGCTCTCGAAGATGCTCGGCACGCGAGCCCCGGGCCTCAAGATTCTCCGCGCTATTGTCATGCTTCACCTCGTTCCGGTGATGCCCGTCCTCTTTAGGATCTAGCGGACGCCCGAGCTTCTCCTCCAGGAGGAGGCGGTGCTCTCGCACGTACCCCTGGCCGTCCGCACTCGGGTGATCCGGCCGCAGCACCAGGACGTACCCGCCGGAGACCTTGTACCCGACCTCCGGGCGCCCCGGCAGTACGTGCTTCCGACGCGCGCGAACGGACGCCGCGATGACATGGTCGGGAGGGCGCTTCCCTTTCTTCGCCTCCGAGATCGTCCGCGTCGCAATTTCGGCCGCGCGAAGCCACCCCCGGAGAGTCGGGCTCGACGCCCCCGTAATCCGCTCGAGGTCCCGGAGAC